CTTGCTTATGCAACGGCGGTAGAGATTTATAACTACGGGCTAACAATAAGCCCAAACCAAAGAGTAAACACAACAGTTAGCGTGAACACTGGCTTTGCGACTGCCGATGCTAACGATGGTATGATTGCAGGGCGCGACATTGCGGCAACGAGATACAGCGAAGAGCTCACGGCGATGTTGCAGAACATGCGACTACCAAGCGACAATACGTGCTTTGATTGCAGACGCAACATGAAGTATGTAACTGCACTTCCATAATGGCTACACCAAAGGAGATAAGTGATCGCATTAATGGGCTGTTCTCCGAATGGAGTTCTGGCTTCACTCCTTTGTCTGCCGCCGTTCTCGATATGCGCCGCGAGATGTTCATCAGAATCTTTGGAACAGGCACAAGCGGAGGAACTAATTCGGCAGGGCAAACATTGCCGACCAAGCCTTACACTCCGGCATATGCTGCATTGAAGGCAAAGAACGGAAGACCACCATTGGAGCTCACAGGATTTCTAAAGCGATCATTTGCAACCGATCAAGGCTCAGTATTCAGCGAAGGATTTGGAGTTGCAATCTACATCCAAGCAGATGAATCTGGAAAGGCGGCAGGATTGCAAAAACTTTATGGCCCAATATTTCAACCAACAGACGAGGAGCAATCGAGAATGCTTCAGCTACATGCAGACTTGTTAGTTGAGCAAATATCAAATCAGATAAGCAAACCATGAATCTACTTAAGACCATCATCGAGCGGCTCAATCAACGTGTTGAGGTAGCAAATATCTTTGACAAGCAGTTTGGACTTTGCGAGCTTAATGCAAACGGCAACGATAAGGCTTGGGTGCATTACATCGGCAATGGGCAAGCAGAGGTAGTGACTAACTTCGATGCAAAGCAAGGCACATTGTTTTGGGCTAAGCGTGGCAAGGTGACAGTTGTCAAGACCGATGCCTACAAGATGAGTGGCTGCAAGCAGTTGTACGTTACCTCTTTCCCTTTGACTGCTTATGCAGTAGTTCGCAAGAGCCATCTGCCATGCGATGGCGATGATGCTCAGGACTGGATTGCATCTAGAATCTACAAGCTGACAAGCGGCACTGATCCACTATTCAAGCAAAGCATTGCGGTAATTAACTACGAGGTAATTCCGAGCGGCTACATCAACGAGATTAAAACATTAACAGCCAACTATGATTGGGCATGTGTCACTGTCGACTTCGATATTCAAGTGATCACAACCACAGAGGATGGCTGCTATGATATTTGCGCAACGGGTGACATTCCACTCCCCGACTTGCAGCCATGCACACCATGCTTGACGGAGGTTGCTGTTGATGGGGTGACAATCATCGGTAACGGAACGGAAGCCGACCCATTGATAGCAATTGGTGGCGGTGGCGGTGGTGGTATAATGACTGCCATTGCATTCTCAACTGACCATCTTACCTCAACGGGCAATCAGTATGTGATAGGTAATGTAGTGTGGTATCTTGGAAACATTTACCGATGCATTGCAAACAATGATTCACTACTACCTACCAACACTACCTATTGGACAAGTCTTGGAGCAGGATTCCAAACTATTGAAAGGCCTGCCGATTGGAATGCAACAAGTGGTAACAATCAGATATTAAACAAACCTACAATACCAGCAGCACAAGTAAATTCAGATTGGAACTCTACAAGTGGTGTAAGTGAAATTCTTAACAAACCTACCATTCCAATTCTACCAGCGACCATTGTAGAAGATGTTACTGCTACCTTACCAATATCTTCAAGTGGTGGTACTAATCCTGACATTAGCATCACTCAAGCATCTACCTCAACTGATGGTTATCTTAGTCAAACAGATTGGAATACCTTCGATGGTAAGTTCGATGTTCCAACAGGAACCAACACCGACTATCTTGATGGCTTAGGAACACCGACTCCATTCCCTGCAATACCTACCGGCACTGTCACCTCGGTTGACCTTACGATGCCTGTTGCATTCTCTGTCACTGGCAACCCAATAACAACGAGCGGAACATTAGCGGTTGCAGCCGCAGGGCTTGCAACGCAGTACATCAGAGGAGATGGGCAGCTTGCAACTCTACCAAGCAATGCAAGTGGTGGCTCTGCTGTTAGCTACTACCTGAACGGTGGCACGGCTGCATCGGTAGCCACATACTTTCAGATGAGCCAAACGGCTGTTATTGGCACAGGGGTAGACTTCACTAAGGCAGGGAACGGGCTAATCAGCCAATGGCTGACAGATGCCAATGACCCGAATCGATTAGAGATACCAGCAGGAAATTGGAACTTTGAGATATTTATGTCTGCTTCTTCGGCAGGGGGTACGCCAGCGTTCTATGTGGAGCTTCTTAAATACAACGGAGCATTCACCACAATCGCCAATAGTTCATTAGTACCTGAGGCGATAACAGGGGGCACAATCATTGACCTTTACTTGACTTCTCTTGCCATACCACAAACAACGCTACTTGTAACGGACAGGCTTGCATTAAGAGTGTACATTGTCAACTCAGTAGGAGGCAGGACAATAACCATGCACACGCAGGACAGCCATCTATGTCAAGTGATTACTAACTTCGCAGGAGGCATATCAGCATTGAACGGACTAACAGCCAACACGCAATACCTCGCAGTTGGAACGGCAGGCACTGACTTTGCGATTAACTCCACAAGTGAAACTCATACCTTCAACCTACCAACTGCAAGTGCAGCCAACAGAGGTGCATTGAGTGCAGCTGACTTCACAACTTTTGCGGCCAAGCAGGATGCACTGGTTAGCGGCACGAACATCAAGACTATCAACTCCACTTCATTGCTTGGAGCTGGTAACATCACCATTGCTTCATTGGGAGTCTATAAGAACACAACCGATGGAGCTGCATCAAGTGGAATATTGAACACCTTTAGTTCTTCTGTTCTTGTACCAGCTAATTCTGTGGCACTTGCTAATGTAATAGAGTTTAAGTTGAGAGGTAGAAAGACAAATCCAAATGGATTATATACCATTCGACTTTACGCGAACACAGCAAACAACTTGACTGGTGCTGTTTTACTTGCAACATATACTGCAACATTAACACAAGCACTTTCATTGCAGATTATTAGGACGGCAGCCGTTAAAAATGCAACAACTAATACTGAGATATTGGCACCAACAACATCTAATGCTCTAAATGATTATATAAATTCAACCTTCTCTGCAATCGCAGTTGATTGGACAACCGACAAGTACATTATCGGTGCAGTTCAAAATGCCAGTGCATTAGATTCATCTTTAATCTCACTAATCTCAATGACAATTATATGATAGACATAACTCTCGAAGGTGGCTTTGTCACCTTTTATTCATCGGTGATTGGAGCAATTGCATCCAATGTAGAATCTGTTGAGGTAGTAGATGATATGTGCGTTCATTTAGGCACTAATGTTGGTGTGTTCTTAATTAATGTAAATCAGTTCACATTCAATGGCATCAAGTTCACCGACTCAACAAAAGCACTTAACTACATAACTAACAACTAACGATATGGCAGGAGTAAAAATTACCGATTTAACACCAATCACGGAAGCAGCAAGTAATGACTTGCTCTACATCGTTGACGTAAGCAACACCGCTCAATCACCTGAAGGCACATCTTCGCAGATTGAATTGGGGAACATCTTATCAAGTGGCAGCTACACTCCGACAATCAGCGGAATTGTTAATGCAATTTATGTTGACCCTATTGCTGCAACCTACATTCGAGTTGGCAACATCGTAACAGTATCCGCTCAGTTGGATATTACACTGGATACTGGAGAAGTTACTGGAGCATTTGAAATTGAACTACCAGTGGCATCTAACTTTACCACCATTAAGCAATGTTTCGGCTTAATGCAATTTTCATATGCTGGAACATTGGCTGAGATTGTTGGCTTAACAATTGGCGCAGAAGTAACCAACTACACTTGCCTTGTTGATATTGAAACTGCAAATGCTGGAGTATCAATGGCTTACTGCACGATTCAATTTCAATATGAAGTCCTCTAGCAACGGCATCCGACTCATTCAAGAGTTTGAGGGCTTGCGACTGACTAGCTACCTATGCAGCGCAGGAGTTCCGACCATTGGCTACGGCGCAACCTACTACCATGACGGCAGTAAGGTGAAGCTCGGGCAGACCATAACCAATGCACAAGCGGCGCAGCTGCTTAAGGACCACCTCAAAGAGTTTGAGGGCAGCGTGCTTGGACTGCTTAACACGACAAAGGTGAATCAGAACCAGTTTGATGCGCTTGTAAGCTTTACATACAACCTGGGCGCAGGCAACCTTGCTAAGTCGCAGCTGTTGAGGTTTGTCAAGCTCAACCCAAACGACCCAAAGATTGCAGCCGAGTTCCTAAAGTGGAATAGAGCAGGCGGCGAGGTTTCAACGGGGCTTGTAAGAAGACGCAAGAAAGAGGCGCAACTATATTTCACACCAATCGTTTGACAACTATGGCCGCAAGAAGAGTCAGCAAACCAAGGCAAGTGCTTGATATAATCGTTAAGCACTGGAGGCCAACCATTGGCAGCTTGGTGATTCTCTGCTCTGTGTTCGCGCTTATCTTTAAGCAGATTACAACAGAGACACTTGCAGCCATCGTTGCAGCTATGGTGGCCGCAGGATATATACCTAAAGCAAATGACAATGGATGAAGGAAGAGACTCAACTTATACTACAATCGATGAAGGTTGCGTGGTGGGTCTTGGCTGCAAAGTCCATACGCATCACCACACAATTCACATCGAGCCGCAGATAGTCTACCAATCGATGGAGAAATTCACTATCTTTGGGCGCAACTATTGCACTAATCAATGGGGGCAGACTTACGAGCTGCCTGCTGATGAGCCAATGCCAGAGCCACAAATGATGCAACAAACCTACGCAAGCGACACCATCAAGCCGAGTACTTCTGCATTCTTACTTGCTCCAAAGCCTGAAGCTAAAATCATCATTAAGCCTCGCACTGAGTACTCTGAATACAAGCCAACTATGGACGGCCCAATCATGGGCGTACTCTTAACTTTTACAATCTACCTCACAGCGCAATGGGCATGGAGCTCGATTTCCGCTTGGAATAATCTTTACAGCGAACTCTCTGCATGTCTTCGCTCTTCATCTTAGAAAACTCCATTGACCTCTTCTATGTGGTGACTGATGAGCATGGGCTTATTGTCTCAAGCAATGAGCTGTTCAAGAACTATGTTAGCCACATCAAGCCAAGCAAGATAAGTGACATCATAAGCATCGAGGGTGACCAAGAAGATTTCATCAAGGCCGTTCAATTGGCTCGGTTGCATTCGCCAGATCCATCGCGTGTATATGCTCGCACTCGCCAAAAGAATACCATCGACAGATACAACATTTGGAACTGCTTCGCCATTGGAGAGACCTTGCACTTTGTCGGGATCCAGTTAGTTGATGTCACCTCTATCAGCTCGCACAATCATGAGCGGCAGAAGTTGCTGCTTGAGGAGTTTCGATTTATGCTGAGCCATGAGATACGACAGCCGCTGACCAACATCTCAGGTCTTGTGCAGTTAATGCTTAACCATCCGATGTCAAACGATAACGAGAAGCGTGACCTACTTAAGATGATTCACACATCGGTCAACAAGCTTGATGATGCAATCAAGATACTCATCAAGAAAGCAGCTCGCGAGTTATGACGGATCAGCAAGCGGACGAGAGACTGGTTAAGGTTGCCGCTTGGTATGTGATGGAGCGCGGCATGCCGGTATGTGTGGCACTTCAGATATTGCAAGCGGAGCTCAAGGATAAAAGATTATTTTGGGAGTCATCGCAGGAACTTATAAAACTCATTCAACATGGCATCTATCAAATCTGAAACACTATTCTTAGGCGCAATCATTGTGCTCTTGTTCTTGCTGCTTAAAACTTGCGGCGATGGCGTGCAGTCAGATTATCGCCTTAAGCACACGATGTATGAGGATTCAATACTTATCGCATCTCAGCGCAAAGTAATCGCACAGAGCGGCTCGGATGCAGCAAAGCAAGCACAGCAGATTGCAGAGCTCGAAGTGAAAGTAAAGAACGCAAGTGAGGTGGTGCGCATCGAGACCAGGACAATCATCAAGACTCAAATCAAATTGGGCGACACAGTGATGGTGCAAGGCAAACCATACATCCAACTGCCAAAGCCATTCCTTAAGACAACCGAATGGTACACAATTGGCGGCATGATCAACCGCCTTGGGTGGTTGCAGATTGATTCGCTCGTGATTCCTGCTAAGTTCACCTATGCTGTTGGTGATACTATGCGCACTGGAATAATCAACCGACTCTTTAAAAAGAAGGACACAGTGGTCCGCATCAGAGTCGACAATCCTAATGTGGCAATCACCGGAATGGAGAACATCTACATCAAGCAGGATAAAAAGTGGCATCAGACAACCGCCTTTAAGGTGGGAGTTGGGGCAATCATAGGCTTCGGATTGGGAGTGAGTAGAAAATAATCGCGCTGATTATGTGCGACTTAGAATAATTGCGTGTAAATAGTTTTGATTGTGTGCGGTGGTATCAAAAAAGGTGTATCTTTGTAATTCAATCATTCACTTATTTACTATGTTAATCGAAACAATCACACCCCGAATCTACACATCTCGCAGAGATGCAATCCTTGACATCTTCCTTATGGTAACTCAAGATGATGCTAACACCATCGCTTCAAATTTGATGCACACAAACTCAAGTTTCACCATTGGAAATGTCACAATGGAAACCTTAATTGATACATTTATTAATGTGTGCGAAGACAATAATCTAATTGCTGTTTATTAATAATTTCGGGCGGCCAACAACCGCCCTAAATTTATTTTTAAATAAGTGTTGCATAATCAAAAATAAGTTTTATATTTGCCTATCAATCATTCAATCATTTAATCTTTTAGTCATGTACAAAATCACAGTTGAAACCAACACATCCTCAAAATTCATAGCAGATGGATTAACAACAGAGCAGAACGCATTAGACTTTGCTAAGGTAGTTCTCGATTACTCAAGAGTTAGATACGATTACAGCCCCGAAGAAAAGGCAATAGTCGTAATTTGGTTCGAAGGTTTTGCAACTTACACATTTGATTTTTCATACTAATTTAATCGGGCGGCTAACTACCGCCCACAAACTTCAATCATTCACTCATAAATCTATGAACACTTTTTTCAAATCACACGACAGCACGCAGTTTTTCAACTACGACCACCTTAGCGGCATCATGCTAACAATTGTGCAAGACGGTTGTCATCAAGGTCTCTTTCAGAGATGCGACAAGAACTCACTTATACTTGTTCGCCAGTACTCAAAGGAGATGACACAAGGCCTTGATGAATCGGTTCGCACTTATCATCCATCGGATGTCAACGAGTTCTTTAGAATGTATCAGAAGACACTGCACAATACTCAAGTATCATTCAAACAATTAATAAATCAATTCTAATTTTAAACACTATGGGCCTAAAAGCACCAAGCGGGAATAACACCTCCCGAGCAATCGCACCAGAAGGAGCGTTTGTTGCAAGATGTTACCAAATCGTTGACCTCGGAACTACAATGCAAACAGGACAGTTCCCTGGCAAAAAACGCAAAGTGCAGTTTATCTTTGAACTGCCGACTGAAACACACGCATTCGAGGAAGGCGGCGAAGAGAAGCCGTTCTATGCTCGCAGCATCTACAACCT